TACTTCAAACAATTTAAGAAGAGAAGGTCAGAGTGGTGCGATTCAAAACTTAAGCACATCACCTGATGCTGTAACGAATACATATACTAACAAGCCACATTGGACTTCGACCCTTGATGGAGGAACTTTCTAAAAATGCAACAAAACAGTGAAGTAGATGTTAATGTATTAGTGAACTTATATCATTCAAAACTAGCAACAGCATTAAATCAAAACGTTCTTTTGGAGGCAAAACTCCAAACTCTAAAAAATGATTATGAAAAGGAAAAGAATCAACTTTTAGAGGAAATCGCAAATCTCACGGAGAGTAATGGCAGCACCAAACAGTAGAGGACAACTTATAAACTTCGGTTTGCGTAAACTGGGTTATCCTGTATTGGAAATAAACCTTGATACTGACCAGATACATGATGCACTTGACGATACTCTTCAGTTGTATCAAGAACGTCATTATAATGGTATTGAGAGAATGTATCTCAAATACAAAATAACACAAGAAGATTTAGATAGAGGAAGAGCAAAAGGCACAGATGGAGTTGGAATAGTTACTACAACTGGTATATCAACTAATACTGCGGGTACAGTAACAAGTAATTTTTATGAAACTTCTAACTTCATAGCAGTTCCCGACCACGTAATTGGTGTAAATAAAATTTTTAAATTTGATACAAGTTCAATTTCAGGTGGAATGTTTAGTATTAAGTATCAATTATTTTTAAATGACTTATACTATTTCAATTCAGTTGAATTATTACAATTTGCAATGGTTAAGACATATCTTGAAGATATTGATTTTTTACTTACACCTGAAAAACAAATAAGATTTAATCAAAGACAAGACAGATTATATCTGGATATTGATTGGGGTGCACAATCATTAGATACATTTATTATAATAGATTGCTTCCGTGCACTTGATCCTGAAGAATACAAACAAGTTTATAATGATCCATTTGTAAAAAGATATTTTGTAGCATTGATGAAAAAACAATGGGGAATGAATTTAATTAAATTTAGAGGAACAAAACTACCAGGTGGAATTGAATTAAACGGTAGAGAAATATATGACGATGGAGTCAGAGAATTAGAGGAACTCAGGTCAAGAATGATGATGGACTACGAGACTCCTCCTCTAGACTTTATAGGGTGATGAATAATGGCGTTGAATCCACATTTTTTACAAGGTTCTAGAGGTGAACAAAGATTAGTTCAAAGTCTAGTTAATGAACATCTTAAAATTTATGGTGTAGAAGTCACTTTCATTCCAAGAAAATTTGTAAATCAATCAACAATAATCGAAGAAGTTACTGCATCTAAATTTGATGATAACTTTTTAATTGAAGCATACGTAGACAACTATGATGGATATGCAGGAGCTGGTGATGTTTTAACAAAATTTGGTATGAGTTTAAGAGATGAGGTAACTCTAACCATTTCAAAAGAAAGATTTGAAGAATTTATTGCTCCTTTTATGGATGCAGATGAAGATATTGAACTATCATCTCGACCTCGTGAAGGTGATTTAGTATTTTTTCCATTAGGTCAAAGATTATTTGAAATTAAATTTGTAGAGCACGAGGAACCTTTTTACCAATTAGGTAGTAATTATGTTTACAAACTTAAGTGTGAACTCTTTGAATATGAAGATGAGGTTATTGATACTTCTATTGAAATGATAGACACTCAAGTCGAAGATGTTGGGTATATTGCAAGTCTTCAACTTATTGGTGTTGGTGTGACTGCAACTGCAAATCCAGTTTTAGGAACAGGATATATTCGTGAATTATTCTTGAATAATGATGGTTCAGGATTTACAGGAACTCCTACAGTAGCAATTTCTACTTCACCTACTGGTAACTTTGCAGATAATGCAACAGCAGTTGCATTTACAACATCAATAGCAAATGTAACATCTGTAGATAAAATATTATTAACAAACGCTGGTGCTGGATATACAGAAGCACCAACGATTACAATTACAGGTGGAGGTGGTACTGGTGCAGCAGCGACCTGCTCAATCAATACTTCTTCTGCTGGTATAGTAAGATTTATTATGACTGAAGAGGGAGTTGGATATGGAACAGAACCAACTGTAACTGTATCAAATCCAGCGTTGGGTATTGCTTCTGAAAGAGCAGTTGGCATTGCGTCTATCGGTGCTAATTCTTCTGGATTTAATCAAGTTAACTCTATATTTGTTTCTAATCCTGGTGAAAATTACGATAATACCGCAACAGTAACTATAGCTGACCCAGAAACTATTAGTGGAATTGGAACTTATCTATTCAATGAAGTTGTACAGGGTATGCGTTCAGGAACACAAGCAAGAGTTAAGAGTTGGGATGTAGATACAGGAATACTTCAAGTTGGTAATGTAGGCATCGGAACAACAACGACAGGATTCTTTCCAGGTGAAGATATTAAAGGTCTTACATCAGGTGCTTTATTCAGTGTATCTGTGTTCTCTGATGACACCACCGATAAATATAATGAAGGAGATATATTTGAATCAGAGGCAGATTTATTAATTGACTTCTCTGAATCAAATCCATTTGGGAGTTTTTAATGACTTATCCAGCACCAGAAAATATAGAATACGATCCTTGGTTTGACGATAAAGTAGAACCATCGACTCTATTAAGACCTACCAGAAAAGAAAAACTAATAACTATACATGAAGTGATGTATCAGTTATCTAGAGTAAGTCATAACTTGATAGGTGGTTCAGAATCATACATGTAAGGAAATGTTAGGTAATTATTTTTATCATCAAATTGTAAGAAAAACAGTGATTGCGTTTGGCACATTGTTTAATGATATTCATGTACGTCACGATGATGGTGCAGGTAATGTGATATCTGATGTAAAAGTTCCGATTGCCTACGGACCAAGACAAAAGTTTTTAGCAAGAATTAAACAACAACCAGAATTAAACAAAGCAACTCAAATTACATTACCAAGAATGTCTTTTGAAATTACAAATATATCATATGACTCCACAAGAAAAGCAGGAATAACACAAACATTCAAAGCTCAAGACGTAAATAATAATCAAATGAAAAAGGTATTCATGCCTGTTCCATACAATCTTGGATTTGATTTAAATATCTTAGTTAAATTACAAGATGATGGTTTACAAATATTAGAGCAGATATTACCATTTTTTCAACCTGCATTTAATATATCGATTGACTTAGTAAAATCAATTGGAGAAAAAAGAGATATTCCGATGGTTCTTCAAAATATTGCACAGCAAGATGATTATGAAGGGGATTTTGCAACTAGAAGAGCATTAATATACACTTTATCATTTACTGCAAAAACATTTTTCTTCAATCATATTGCAGATACTCCAGAAGGACTTATCAAAAAAGTTCAGTTGGACTACTATACAGATACAAATACAAGAACAGCATCAAGAGTTCAAAGATATACTGTTTTACCTAAAGCGAAAAAGGATTATAACGAAGATAATGTTATAGATACACAAGATGACTTATTAATTGAACCAGGTGATGATTTTGGATTTACAGAAACAAGTTCATTCTTTGGAGATGCAAAAGACTTTGCACCAAATAGAGGAGTAGACATCTAATGGCAAAAGGTTACGATTCATTAAATGATACTTTCAACACTGATGGTAGTGTTGAGGTTGATGCTATTGTGAAAGCAGATGAAGTAACCAAAGTTGATGAAGTCAAGAAAGATTATGATTATACAAGAGGTAATTTATATTCACTAATTGAAAAAGGACAAGAAGCAATCAATGGCATTATGGAAGTTGCAGGAGAAACAGCAAGTCCAAGAGCATATGAAGTAGCAGGTCAGTTAATAAAAAGTGTCGCAGACACTACCGATAAGTTAGCAGATTTACATAAAAAAGTAAAAGATATAGAGGCAGATAATCCAAAAACTCAAAGCACGGTTACTAATAATGCCTTATTTGTTGGAAGCACCGCAGAATTACAGAAGATGTTAAAAGACGGAATGCTAAATAATAATAGCTCTGAATAGTCTGTATAATGGCAAAGACTTCCTGTAAGAAGGGACAATACTATTGCAACACTGATAAGAAGTGTAAACCTATTCCTGAAGGGTATACTGTTCGTGAGGATGGTTTTCTTGTTAAGGAAGGGTGGTCTGCAAAGTATAAAAAGTCTATTGATTGCAACAACCCAAAAGGTTTTAGTCAGAAAGCACATTGTGCGGGTAAAAAGAAGAAAATGACTGAGGAATCAAATCCTCGCATTGCTCGTAAAAAAGGGCAACCTGCAAAGTCAAAAAAACATTCTGATTTATATACTGATGAAGATCCTAAAGGAACTATTCATGGACTTGGTTTTAAGGATGTCGCAACAGCGAAAGCGAGTGTGGCAAAAATTAGGAAATCAGGTCGATCACACGCTCATAAAATTCAAGCAGCAATTGCTATGGAGCAAAGAGCAAGAGTGATGGGTAAATCGTCTGAAGCCGCCATTTATCGAAAGTTTATCAATTCAATGAAGAAAAAGACTAAAAAAATGAATGAAGCAGTTAGTCCTGCTCAACAAGCAGCGATTGCGATTGATATGAAGAAAAAGGGAAAGAAACCTAAGAGTATGAGTGAAGGTTCACTTCACAAATGGTTCAAAGGTTCTAAATCTAAGGACGGTAAAGGTGGATGGGTCAACGTAGTCACAGGTGGAACTTGTGCGAGCGATGAACCAGGTGAAGGTACTCCAAAGTGTGTATCTTCTGCAAAGAGAGCGAGTATGAGTAAGAAAGAGAGATTATCAGCAGCAAGAAGAAAGAAAAAAGCAGATCCTGGTCAACAATCAAAAACTGGTGCTGCAAAACCAACTTATGTTTCAACCGATAAACCTAAAAAGAAAATGAAAGAAGAAACTGATTTTATAAATTTACCCCTTCAACTTGAAGTACCCCAAACAGAAGGAGAATTTAAGTTAGGTCTAATGTTCCGTGAAAGTTTGGAACAAGACAGAGGAATGCTTTTTATATTTGAAAATCCTGATCGTCATTCTTTCCATATGAAGAATACATCAATTCCACTTGATATTGCATTTATAAAAGAAGATGGAACAATAGACAGTATTAAAGAATTAAATCCAAACAGTTCAATCCCAGTTTATCCAAATAGTAAAATAGTATTTGCAGTTGAAGTAAATCGTGGTTGGTTTGCAGAAAATGATGTTAATGTGGGTGATGCATTAATTGAAGATCAAGCAGAAGTAATAACTGAAGTTAAAGATAAAAAAGGTAAGGGCAGTGGAACAAAAGATGCTTGTTATCATAAGGTTAAGTCAAGATACTCTGTATGGCCTTCAGCATATGCATCAGGTGCATTAGTTAAGTGTCGTAAAGTCGGTGCTGCAAACTGGGGTAATAAATCAGAAGAAGTAGAGATGAATGTTGATGATCTGAAGATTGATGTTGCATCATTATCATCTCATAAGATGTATGGTCCTAAAGGTATAGGAGCATTGTATATGCGTCGTAAACCACGTGTCAGAATGGAACCAATTATTAATGGTGGAGGACAAGAGCGTGGTTTACGTTCAGGTACCCTATCACCTGCATTATGTGTGGGTATGGGAGCGGCAGCAAAATTGTGTTCTGACGAGTTACAAGATGACACTGAACATATTACTTATTTAGCTAATAAACTAAGTAAAGGAATTGAAGATAAAATCCCTGAAGTTGTATTAAATGGTGATGCTGATGCTCGTTATCCAGGTAATATTAATTATTCATTTGCATATGTTGAAGGTGAATCATTATTAATGGCACTGAAAAATATTGCTGTGTCATCCGGTTCAGCATGTACATCAGCTTCACTAGAACCATCTTATGTATTACGTGCTATCGGCA